ATCTGCTTTAGATGATTGTGAATACTTTGATGCATTGGTAATAGATCCTTATAACTCTCTAGCAACTTGTGAAGATATAAAAGGTAATAGCCACGAAAGAGATTATGCAGTAGCATCTGAGTTTAGAATGTTCTGTAAACAAAATAATAAATCTATCTACCTTTTAGCGCATGGGAACACAGAAGCGTTAAGAAAGAAGTTCGATAGTAAGCATGACTTCTACGGACATCCTATACCGTTAATGGCATCAGATATAGAAGGCGGTGGTAAGTGGGTTAATAGAGCAGATGATTTTATAGTTATCCATAGACTAACACAACATGAAAGTGAGTGGATGAAAACAGAAGTTCACATCAGAAAGATAAAAGAGACTGAGACAGGAGGAACACCTACATTTATGGATTCGCCTGTAATCTTCCACATGGATAAAGGTGGTTTAAGTTTTAATTCTTATATTCGTCAAACAGATTACACTATCATTCCGCATGATGCAAAGAATCCATTAAGCGAACAACCAGTAGTAGAAGTAAAACAAACGGTATTAAAACCAAATAAAGAATTTGAAAAGAGTATTAACCACACCATAGAACCTAAGTCAACTAAAGATGATGAATGGCTAAATGATTATATGAGTGAAGAAGAATTTAAGATATGAACCTAGACCAGTTAACAACAAAGCTAGAATTAAACATCTTAATCGAAAAGGTGTTAGCAAAGAGCGGTGCTTATAAAACACCTCTAACGAAAGAAGAAGCTTTAAAAGGTGTTACCTTATCGGAAACAACTAAAAGTACCTTACACACGCTTAAAAGTGCCTTAGAATGGATTAATCTAAGTGAAGATTTAGTTAATGATTACAGAAAGAAAGTACAGGAACTAGAAAAAGATAAGTATAAACTACAAGTAGAGAACTCAAAACTAAGAACTAGAGCCAACTACACAGAGCAAAAGAATCAAAACATACTAGAACACATTGAACTAAAAGAAGAATAACTATGAAAGTACTAAATTTATATGCTTGTCTAGGAGGCAACAGATTACTATGGGATAATTGCGAAGTAACAGCGGTAGAACTTGACCCCGAACTAGCGAGAATGTATCAAGAGAGGTTTCCAAATGATACAGTAATAGTTGCAGACGCGCATCAATATCTACTAGACCACTATAAAGAGTTTGATTTTATATGGAGTTCTCCACCTTGCCCTACTCATTCAATGATAAATTTAAGTCAATATACTAGAGATAGTTACATTCCTAAATACCCTGACATGAAACTATATCAAGAAATTATATTTTTAAAAACCTTTTTCAAAGGGAAATATTGCGTTGAAAATGTAGTGCCTTATTATGAACCTTTAGTTCCAGCTACTAAAAGAGGTAGGCATCTATATTGGACTAACTTTAACTTACCTAACTTTAAAGAACGTGATGCAAAAATAAGACAGTTTCAGATACCACAACTAGAAAAGCATCATAAAATTGATTTATCTAAATACAAAGGCACACAAAACAAAAGAAAGATAGGTAGAAATTTAGTAGACTATGAAGCAGGAAAGACTATCTTTGATACTGCAAGAGGGATAATAAATAAAAAGGACACAAAACAAACATCTATATTTGACGAATTATGAAACTATTAAAACAATGCACTTTAGATAGTGTAAGCAGGAGAAAAGATAAGAGTTTAAAAATCTCTTTTATTACTAACTTAGAGCAATCTAGTAACGAACTGATGGAGGTAGATAAGTTATTAGATACAAGTGGGATATTATACTACAAGCAAAGTGAAGGACTATCTACAGATGAGATAAGCCAAATAGATAAAGTAGTATTAGATAAGCCATCAGGAAAAAGCCAAAGCGAAAGATTAAGAAATGTTTTATACATTTACTGCAAACAGAAGATGCAGAAAGAACCTAGTAAAGAAGATTTTGCTGAGTTCTATCAGAAGTACACAGAGAAATATATACAATATATTAAAGACCAGTTAGATGGATAAACTAGATAAGACTAGATGTAAGATAATGAGGTGTGAGTTTTCAGATATTACACATATCTTTAGCGAGTTTCATTATAAGAAGTCTAATATGGGAGGAGGTATATCTGTTTGTTTTGCAATGTTTATAGATAACAAGATAGTAGGTGGTTCTGTTTTGGGTAAACCTAGACACGAAAAGAAGTATAAAAACTGTATAGACATACGTAGGATGGCTTGTTTAGATTCAGCACCTTGCAATAGTGAAAGCTATTTTTTAGGACAAATAATTAAATGGATAACCTGCAATACTAACTACGATAATGTTTTATCTTATAGCGATATGACAGTAGGACACAATGGAACAATATATAAAGCATCTAATTTTAAAGAGATGGGATTAACTACACCAACTAAATATATAGAATGGGAAGGTAGAGTATATCATCCTAGGTCTTTATCTATAGACAGAGATTATTCTTATAGAATGAGAGAAGCTGTTAAAACTGGAGATGCTGTTATTAAAACAGGACTACCTAAAAAGATATGGATGTATAAAATAAACCCAAAGAAAAGAAGAAAGCAATTTAAACTTTACCTTTATAGCAAATCTAATGAAGGACAAATAAATCTATTCGACTAAATGAGAACCTGCAAAACTTGTAAGACAAAGTTTAAACCCATCTACTCATCTGTTCAGATGTGCTGTAGTCCTAAGTGTGCTATTGAATACGATAAGAAACTACAAGTAAAGAAGTGGAAGAAAGAAAAGAAAGCTATTAAAGAGAGTTTAAAGACTGTACAAGAATTAGTACAAGAGGTGCAAAAGGTTTTTAATTCTTACATAAGATTAAGGGATAAGGGTTTACCGTGTATTAGTTGCGGAAACCCTAACATGAAGAAGGTAAACGCTTCACATTATTATAATGCTAATAATCATTGGAGTGTTAGATTTAACGAAGATAACGTTCATTCAGCTTGTGAGTACTGTAATACTTATTTGTCAGGAAATTTGATACCATACAGAGATGCGTTAATAAAAAAGATAGGTATGGAAAGATTTAACCTACTGGAGTCAATAGCAAACAAAACAAGAAAATTCTCAAAAGATGAGTTAAGAGAATTAAAAAAACAGTATAAAGAAAAGATTAAATTAATAAAGTAATTATATTACAAGCAACCTTTTTAATATGAAAGTAGTCTTTAAGGTGTAGTGAAGTCTAATTAACTTCTGCAAAAGGTTCTCAAGTCCTGCTACACTTCTTTAATACTTGAGGTAAAATTGAAATAAAATGAAAAAAGAAATTTGGAAAAGTCTAAAAGGGTATGAGGGTATTTATATGATAAGTACATTAGGAAATGTATTTCATATTAAAAAAAACAGATTATTAACTATATCAATTAAACCTACTAAGTATTGCAGGGTTTGGTTATTTGATGGTAACGGAAATAAAAAAAGCTACTATATACACAGGCTAGTTGCTTTAAACTTTATCCCAAATCTTAACAACAAACCGCAAGTAAACCATATAGATTTCAATCCTCTTAATAATCACGTAGATAATTTAGAATGGTCTACTAGTAAAGAGAATGTACAACATTCCAGAAAGAACAATAGGTATCCAATAAATAAGTTATCAACCCAACATATTGAAAAGTTAAAAAAGTCGAACTCTAAAAAAGTAATAGACAATTTAACAGGAGAGATTTTCTCTAGCGCATCAGAAGCTGCTGAAAAAAGAAACTTAAAGAAGTCAACGTTAATTCATTATTTAATAGGCTCAAGAAAAAACAAAACAACATTATCCTATTTATGAAACAACTAAACCTACTAGGACACATAGATAAACTTAATCCACCTGTAACAAAACCAAAGGATAAGAGTATAGAGAATAACATTAGATTAAAAAAACTAGCCTACCTACAATCATGATAGACAACTATTGCATAGTAACTATAGTCTTATACTGTATAGCACACTTCTTTATTGTTAACCCATTTCTAAGGTGGCTGCTAAAGGTTAAATAAATTTTACTATATTTGTACAGATGAATGAAGATTGGTTAGTTAGTAAGCAACAAGTAATAGAGCAGATATGTAAGACTATCTGTAAGAGTTCACTAGCTGAAGACTTAGCACAGGAGGTAAGTATATACTTTCTGACTCATGAACTACCTGAAGTAGTAACAGATGGCTTTATTTATACAGTTGCTTTTAAGATGTTTCACTTATCAGGATCTTCTTTTAAAAGATTACATATAGATGATGTGCTAAAAGCCTCTACAGATATTGAGCCTTTTTGTTTATTCAACTCTACAGATGATGATAAAGAATCTAGTAAGTATGAAGCATGGTTTATAGACCAGTCAGCAGACTACATAGATGATTACTATAAGAAGAGCATAGACGACCAATATGAACAAGTCTTAAAAGAACTAACACCTATGGAGCAGATATGGGTAGAGGAAATAATGAAAAGAAACTGTAGTATATCTTTATTTAGTCAGCACACAAGTATAAGCAGACAGAAAGCAAAGGAAAGAATGAATGAAATTTATAATAAACTAAGAGACAATGCAAGAGATTAGTATATATTTAGCAGCACACACTTTAATTTACATTTGGGTTATGTTCTTTAATAAAGAATTTAACGGTAAAGAGATAGTATATAAACACAGACTAGCACACTACATAGACTTCAAGCCTATTAACTGTAAGCTATGCTTATCTTTTTGGATAGGAATTATATTAGCAGTTTACTTAGGCAATATATTATTTGTGTCATTGCCATTGTATCACTTAATAAAGAATGATGAACTATAGAGATTTAAAATGGAGTGACCTTAGAGCCTTTGCAACGAGTCAGGATATAAACACTAAAGGAAAGAAGAAGGTAGAGATACTGGAAGAGTTGGATAGCTTATTACCTAAGAAGAAAGAATCTTTTGTAGCACTATCTAAACTAGAACCTTTCAAAGGAGTAAAAGAACTACCTGCAATATTTGAAGAGATTAAAGACTATCTACCTGCATTGAAAGCGTATCAAAAGATAAAAGCCTATTCTAATGTAGAAGGAGTATCTAAAGGAATAGCTGAACTATTCATGAAGCATATAGAAACAGATAAGAATGCTGTAATTAATCTAGCAGGATGCTGTATAGGTAAGTACTACCCTAGACTGATAAATGGTTATAACAAGCTATGTATTGAATATGGAGAACCAACTATATAACTATTATTTGGAAGTCCAGGAGGATGGTAATCTATACGCGGTCACAGAATATGCTAATGGATATTTCACTCAATGGGAAGTGACAAGCACAATAGAAATAGATAATTTGATTTACTTTATAAGATCATGAAAATTAACAAAACATTCATAGAGAAAGCACACCAATTTGCTAGGCTAAAGAAAAGGTGGAAAGCATTACCTGAGAACATGATATTAGAAGTCATGGATATGTCAGAAGTAAATGAAATAGTATTAAACAAAGTAAGGAGTATTAATTTAAACGAGAGGATAAGAGAGCATGGACGAAAAAAGCAGAGTTATGGAAACACCGATAAAAGAACAATATAACAATAAGGAGATATACATCTATTTTGAGACATTCGGAGAGGGTGCTTATGTATTAGCCTCTTATAATGATAATGGCACTAAGAAATTTAAATTAAATAAATCAGAATTATGAAAGAAGAACAAGAAGAACCAAACACAGCAACAGAAGCTATAACTTTTATATTAAGTCTAGCAGCAGTAGGATATTGTTTATATGTATTTTTAAAGTAAGCTATGAATATAGAGAAAGTAAAATTAAGCAAAGTAAAAAACAACCCTAACAATCCTAGATTAATAAAGGATGATAAGTTTAAGAAGTTAGTGAACTCCATTAAAGAGTTTCCACAGATGCTGGAGATAAGACCTATCGTTGTGAATGATGATATGATAGTGCTTGGTGGAAACATGAGATTAAAGGCTTGTAAAGAGGCAGGATTAAAGGATGTGTATATTATAAAAGCATCAGAGTTAACAGAGGAACAACAGAGAGAGTTTATTATAAAAGACAACTCAGGCTTTGGAGAGTGGGATTGGGATATGATAGCCAATGAATGGGATGCAGAACAATTAGAAGAGTGGGGTATTGATGTTCCTGGATTTGATGATGGAGAGTACTTAGAAGCAGAAGAGGATGATTTTAGTGTTCCTGATGAAATAAAGACTAACATAGTTCTAGGAGACTTAATAGAAATAGGAGAGCATAGATTACTTTGTGGAGATAGTACTTGTTCAGATACTGTAGATAAACTAATGAATGGAAATAAAGCAGATATGGTGTTTACTGATCCACCGTATGGAGTAGACTACAAAGGAATTAATAACGATGATAGAGGTGGTCTTGAGGATTTGCTACGTGGTTCTTTCGCTAATATGATGAACAATACAATAAATGGAGGTTCTTTCTACTGTTTTCATTCTGACAAATGTTCAGATATTTTCAGTAAAGTATATAGGGAGTTTTGTCATTTCTCTTCCATGGTTATATGGGTTAAAGAATCTATAGTATTAAGCCAGACTGACTATCAGTCAAAGCATGAACCATGTATGTATGGGTGGTTTGATAATGGAACACATAAATGGTATTCAGACAGGAAGCAAGAAAGTGTTTGGATTAGCAAGTCCACAAGGATAGAAGGACACACAACTCCTAAACCAATAGAAGTGGTTTCTAAAGCCATAAACAACAGTAGTAGAGAAGGAATGTTAGTCCTGGACTTATTCTTTGGTTCAGGGTCAACTATGGTGACATCACACCAACTTAACAGAAAGTGCTATGGAATGGAACTAGACCCTAAGTATTGTCAAGTAATAATTGACAGGATGTTAAACCTTGAACCTTTAATTGACGTTAAGATAAACGGAGAACCTTATTACAATCATTCAATAAACTAAAAAGAGATAAATGGCAAAGGAAGATAATTTAATACCATTTAAAAAAGGGCAGAGTGGCAATCCTAAAGGTAGGCCTAAGAAATGGGTTAGCACATTAACAGAGTCAGGATATAAAATGTCAGAGGTTAGAGACTGCATCTTAGTAATGATGGCTATGAATATGGATGAACTAAAAGATGCTTTTGAAAACAAGAACGCTACTGCATTAGAGAAAACAGTTGCAGGAGCAATAAGGAAGAGTATACAAAAAGGATCGTTATATTCAATGGAGACTTTAATGGATAGAGTGTTTGGTAAACCTAAAGAGACTGTAGATACTAAAATAGAAACAAAAGATACAAGCCATACTACAGAGTGGGGAACGTAAAACTATATACACCACATCCAAAACAATTAGAAGTACATGGTGCTTTATCTTCAGATATAAAGTACTGTGTTATTTCTATTGGTAGGCAGTTTGGAAAGACGCTACTAGCAGAGAACCAAGCCACAAAATGGGCGTTGGAAGAGATAGGTTGGAAGGTAGGGTGGATAAGTCCTACTTACAAACAAGCAAAGAAAGTATTTAAAGAGATTGTAAGAGCAATAGAGGCTTTAGAATATGTTACTAATATAAACAGAGGAGATTTAGTTATAGAGTTTAATACTGGTTCATCTATTCAATTCTATTCAGCAGAGGCTTATGATAGTATCAGAGGGGAAACATTCGATGCTTTAATATGCGATGAGTTTGCTTTTTTTAAACCTGAAGCATGGAACGAAGTACTTAAAGCAACAGTATTAGTAAGAGGTAAAAAGGTTTTAATACTATCTACTCCTAGAGGCAAAAACCAATTCTATCAGCTATTCAATCTAGCAGAACACAATAAGAACTACATCAGCTTTAAAGGAACTTCATACGATAATCCTTTTATAGATCCTGAAGAGATAAAGGAAGCACAAAGGAATCTACCCGACCATGTATTTAGACAGGAGTACTTAGCAGAGTTCTTAGATAATGGTTCTAGTGTATTTAGAAACATTAAAGAATGTATAGCAACATCTAAAGCAAATAGCAATCTATTCTTTGGAGTGGATTTAGGCTGCGATAGATGGAGGCATATGGAATGGAGTACAATAGTAAATAACATAGTAGTTCAATTAAACAAGTATAAGCCTACTGGATATATAGAGGCTAATGGAACTCAGGATGCAATATACGAGCAGATAAGGAATAAGATAAACTACAATAAGAATAGTATTCAACCATTTGTAACTACATCTAAATCTAAGCAGAATATTATAGAGAATCTAATAGTTGACTTTGAGCAAAAAGATGTAGGTATATTAGGTCTAGACTTTCAAATAAACGAATTAGAAGTATTTACTTATGAATACAATGTTAAGACTAGAGCAATAAAGTACTCTGCTCCTGTAGGACTCCATGATGATTATGTAATGAGTAAAGCTATTTGTGGAGAGGCTAGAAGGTCTATGAAGTCATCAGGCAAGTATTTTGTATATTAGATTATACAACTATCAGAATATTTTACAATAAATACCATGATAGTAATTCCAAAGAGTTTCAAAGATGTAAAGGTAAAAGATTACATTGCTTTAAGACCTATTCTAGAAAGAGAGTATGATAATCCTATATCCAGGACTATCGACCTGCTTACAGTATTCAATGAAGCAGAAGAGGTAAAGAAACTAAAACCTATAGAACTTCCTAAACTAGACTTCTTATTTGAAGAGCCTAAAAGAGAAGTAGAACAATACTTTGATATTAACGGCAAGTCATACGGAATAGTAAACCATATTAATGATCTAGAAGCAGGGCAGTATATTTCTGTAGTTAGTATGTTAAAAGGTTTAGCAGAGAACCCTAATCTACATATAGAACAACTACATGAGATATTAGCTTGTGTTATCTTTCCAGTAGATGAGAATAGAAAGGTAAAGAATATAGAACCTTCTTACTTTAGAAATTTAGCAAAGGACATATACGAGCATATGAGTATAGAGGATGCTTATCCAATGGCAGTTTTTTTTTTGAATCTATCAGCAGCCTTAACGAAATGTACTCAGGATTATTTGAATCAGAAGTTAGCGACAATGACGACAGAAGCAAAGGAGTTGATGTTGGAAACAGCGAAGGATTTGGAGAGAGATGGGGATGGATTATCACTCTCGATAATCTCTGTAATGGAGACTTTACAAAAAGACCTTACTACGAAAGAATGAACGTAATAGAGTTTTTAAATATCTGTGCATTTGTAAAGGAGAAACAGAAGCACGAAGCTAGACAAAGAAGATTAATAGAATTGAAGCATGGAATTAGTTAGTATGCAGACTAAAATGCAGAACAACCTAAAGAACTCTAATGGATTAGCATCAGGAGAACTGTATTCAAGTATAGACTTCACTTCTAAGATAATGGGTACTCAGTTTGTTTTTCAGTTGGATATGGGTGTAGACTATTGGAAGTGGGTAGATGAAGGAAGGGGAGCAGGTAAAGCACCACCTATAGACGGTCTAGTTAAATGGGTTAATACAAAAGCAACCTTTGGAGGGTTTAGAAATGTACCTAATATAAGAGATAGAGCAGTACAGAGAGGATTAGCATTTGTAATAGCTAGAAAGATAGGAAAGAAAGGAACAAAAGGGAATAAGTTTTATTCTAAAGCTGTTACTCCTGATAGACTTAAACAGCTACAGAGAGATTTAAGCAAGGCAGCAGCAGGAGAACTACAGACAATAATAGAACACACTAAGAAAGGATTTGAAGGAATAAGCAGATAAGATGGCAATCACTATAGAACAAGCACCCGATTCAATTACTCCAGTTTACAATAAGGTGGAGTACTTAATATCTTCTACTAACTCAGGTAATACAGACTTCAGTTATTTAGTAGATATATATATTAATGGTAGTGGAACTAAGACAGCGCGTTTAAGAATACCTATTAGACCATCAGATAGTTATGGCATTGTAGATATTCATAGAGTATTAGAAACTACCTTAACGTCAGATGTGGGAGATACTACAAGTATATTAGGAAATAATGATGCGCCTAATCATGCGCTTACTTATATAGTTAAGATAGGAGAAGAATACGACCCAGGAACAGGTATAATAACACAGTACCCACCTACAGGTGGCGGTATTGACTCTACTAGAACAGCTATTAATGCAAGTTTAGAAAAGCAGGAATGGATAGATTGGGATTGGGCAGAATATAATACAGGACAAGCAACAGATAAGTATTTAACTAACAGTCCATCTAGTAGAAATGTAAGTATAGAAGATCATGGATGGCTATACCATTCTAATTCTCTAATACATGATAGATACAATGTAGAGACTTACGACAGTAGCGGAGCAAGTTTAGGAAGTTGGGTAATAACTGCATCTTCTACTTCTGTAATTACTTACGTAGCATCTGCACCTGCATCTTTAAACCTTATAGATAACGCAAACCTATCTACTGGAGTACAACCTATTATAACTACTTCTACAGGTTCTTATAGTATTACACCACATAACGTAGTATTAGCTAGAGGAGAAACTAAGACATTTGTAATCAAAGAGCCTTGTAAGTTCAATGCTAATAACCTTATCTTTTTAAATAAGCTAGGAGGGTTCGACCACTTTACTTTTTACAATGGAGATAGTTCAAGCTATTCAATCCAACGTAAAACAATGAAAGTTAATATAGATACTGTTTCAGGTACTACTATATCTCATTCAATGCAGGATAGAGAAAAGGTACAGTACTATACTAAGCAGACAGAGACTATTAAGTTAATGAGCGACTGGATAACAGAAGAAGAAGATGCGTGGTTGTTAGAACTTATAGAAAGTCCTGAGATATACCTACAGAATGGAAATGACTTAATAGCAGTATCTAATATCAAAACTACTAGCCATACTAAGAAGAAAGATGCTAGAGATAAGTTATTTAGACTAGATGTAGAATTAGAATTAGGTTACGATAATTATAGACAAAGAGGTTAATGGTTAAAGAGAAGCTGATAATAGATGGAACTACTATACCTATTGACAAAGGTATATCTACTGTATTAACTTATAGTATTAAAGATATACAGCAACCTGATAAGATTA